GCTAGACGCCACAGATAAACCCTGCAAGGCTCTAATCAAGGCGCAATTTGAGATTCCAAAGAGCTGGACCAAAGCAAAGAAAGCGGCGGCAGAGGCAAACGAGATATACCCAAAGAAGCCGGACGCGGACAACATTGCAAAGATTGTGCTTGATTCTCTAAATTCAATTGTGTGGGACGATGATGCACAAGTGTACGATCTGCGAGTGGTAAAGACCTACGGCGATCCGTGCCTGGTTACAGAGGTTACTTGGTAAAGAGAACGCCCCCACAAATTGTTGCAGGGGCGCTAGGACTAGGATACACTGAAAGAACCAACAACCAATGCAGCAGGGTCAGAATAGGCTGATCCTGCCCAAATGAAAAGGGTAAAATGATGTCGCATTATATGACAGCGCTGGCGATGCAGAAAAAGGGGATCAAGCCCGTCACAAAAATTGTGCTTTACTGGATAGCTGACCACCATAACAGCGAAACAGATGCTTGTTTCCCCAGCCTCTCAACTCTTGCGGATGAATGTGAGCTTTCAAAGCGTGCAGTCCAAGGACACATAGACACTCTTGAGCAATCAGGAGTGCTTACCAGAGTGCAAAGAAAGCGCCCTAATGGTAGCCAAACAAGTAACGGATACCGATTAAACCTAACAAAACAACCATGGCAGAGCGTGCCACCCCCCCTAGCAGATCGTGCCACCCCCCCATGGCAGAATCTGCCAGCCCAGAACCTTGGAACTAATAACCTTGGAAGTATAACCCCTAAAGATATGTCCATTTTCGATGATCTTTGGAAGATCTACCCAAAGAAGATCGGCAAGGGTACAGCTCGCAAAGCGTTAGCAGCAGCAATGAAGAAAACACCCATTGATCAGATAAAGCATTCACTCTCGCTGTTTGTCAGATCATGGGGAAACCAAGATAAGAAATTCATGCCGCACCTGGCAACATGGCTAAACGGTGAGCGCTGGGATGACGAGCTGCAAGCGCCCTCGTTGCAAGACATGACATCAGATCAACAGATGCAAACAATACTTGGATCGCTCCAGGACGAAAGAAAGTTACTCCAATGAACTATTCAGACAGAACGCGCGTAATCGGATACTGGTTACAGCTAGAGCTACAATCTTATGACGTACCGGCAAACCACACCACATCAAGAGCAGCTACAGAAATGTCAGCAATGGTCGAAGATATCAATTCAGAGATATCAACTAACATCAATGAAGACGCCCTTAACAATGTTCTGAGCAAGATGTCTCAGGATGTGCGAAAGAACAACCGAACACGATCATGGCCCACTTCTTACAATTTCGTGAAGGCAGCTCAAAAATGCTCCGCAGCGTATCAACCCGCAAAGATCGGATCAAGCCAACCCACCACATTTGATGCTGACGCAATAGCAGCCAGGCGAATGAACGAAGGCCAGCCAGTGGCAGAAACATACGTCAAAGGATCAGGAGCAGATAGACTGCTAGAAAAAAACTTTGTCACACTGAGTGTGATAGACATGTACCGGCAGAGCTTGGAACAAAACCAAATAGAAGCATACACAAGGCCACATCAACAAGACCCATTAGAAGAGAACCCATTCTAATGAGACCAAAGCAAGTCAAAGCCAAAGACCTTAGAGCCTTCACAGTCGTACCAATAAGAGCGCTGGGAGATCCAAGAGTATCAGCCGCAACATTCAGAGTATTAGCTGCTTACTGTTCATACGCTGATCGCATGGGCAGAACATTCGTAAGCCAGGGCAGACTTGCAGAAACCCTAGGCGTAGGTGCAAGCGGTATATCATACCACGCAGTAAAGCTTCGAAAGCTTGGGTACATGGTATACTGCAAACCATTCTTCAGGGGACAGAGGTCCACATCAAACCGAATAGTATACGAGCCAAGCATCAAGCTAGAGGCCACAATAAAATCGAGCCTATCGGCTAAACACCAAATGGAGATAGCAGAAGAAGAAAGAACGATGAAACAGGAGCACGAACAGATGATAGCTGGGACTAACACCGATGCTGATCTAAGGTTATCTATGTTAATGGATGATTTTCAGTCTCTCACAGCAGACTTCTTCACACGGGCAATTTCGCAGGGATGGTGGATCAAGCACGATACCGCAGCAAGAGCAGCCAAGATGCTGGCCAATCAAGCAGTAGAGCTACTGAGAGAGCCACACAGTGAGGAAACAGCAGCATGATGCGTGGACATACCATAACGATTAAACCTGTGCTGTATGGACATAAAAGAACTAGGTGTCATAATCCGTATTATGTTAAATTAAATGTACCTACACATCAGATACTTAGCCAAATAAAGACGGATATGCCACACATATGCCACATTTCAGCGCAAAAACGACCCCCTTCCCCCCCACCCTCGCGCGACTACATATGGGGTACACACAGCGCTATTTTCGGAAAAACCATGAAAGGACTTTTTGATGCCGAAGCTTATACCATTTGATCCTAGTAAGCATGAGCCTGTTGACTTAGGGCTTGGCGGATTATCGACTGAGTATCTTGCTAGTGAGTATGCTCCTAGCAACGGTGTTTGGAATATACCTACGATTTGGTTTAACTCTGAGACTAATGAGCCTGTGTATTTTGAGAATATTGATGAGGCTTGGGAGATATCCAGGGCTTATGAGCTTTCTACTGGCAATATGTTTCCTAGATTTAATAACTTACCTGACGCTGTAGCTGCTGCTAAGGAGCGTAGTAATGCGGGTGGTGCTACTGATGTACCATTAATGAGCGATGGCTATCACGAAATGCCTGATGGTAGTATGATGAAAGACTCGGAAATGTCTTCTGAGTCTGCAACTGAAGGAGAATATTGATATGGCTAAGAAACCAGGACTATACTCGAACATAAACGCTAAACGTGATCGTATTGCCTCTGGCAGTGGAGAGAAGATGCGTAAGGTTGGCTCTAAGGGCGCTCCTAAGGCTTCTGCGTTTAAAGCTGCTGCTAAGACTGCGAAGAAGAGATAGGGTGTCTGGTCTTGGCGTGCGTGACCCTATGACGGTTGTGACTTGGGCTGTTCGTCCTGAAGGTTTGCACGTTTGGCGTGACGGTGATCTCGTTGCTCTTATTGACCACGATTTATTTTGTCACATGATTGAGGATTTAGCCCGTGGTTTAGTGTCACAAAAAATGTGACGCATTGGTTGTAATATCGTTTTCTATGCGATATCGTAATGATACCGTAAAGTTGTATAGGAGATACGCGTGGATAAAAGATACAATGTGGTTCAAGCGAAGACTTCGCCGAACCAGGATAAAACATTTTGGCACAAGCATGGCGTTGCCTTTGAGAAGGATAGCAAGATTAGCATTAAATTGGAGAGTTTGCCTATACCCAATGCGGATGGCGAAATCTGGCTAAAGCTGTTTGAGGATGATGGTAAACGTCAGAACCCTCAGTCCTCTGCACCGGCTGCTGCCCCTGCTGATAAAATAGATGATGAAATTCCGTTTTAATGGCAAGAAAAACTGAGGATAAGATTAAACCTATCCCTCCAGTTGGTCGGTTCGGCGGTGCGCGATTGTTGCAACGTCGAATTGGCCGTTCTGAAACCCTTGCTCAAAACAAAGAAGCTGTTGCTACTGAGCTGATTGCTATGGGAACTGCCAGGCTTACTGACATAATTGATCTTCATACCGGCGAAATACGTCCTATGGCGGATATACCTGATGAAGCCCTGGCTTCGATAAAGAAGGTTACGGTTGGTCAGTACGGCACAACGATTGAGATGTTTGACAAGGTGAGCGTTCTTCGCGTCCTGGCTAAAGCTAGTGGCTTGCTGGATGTTGAAAGCAATGTTGATAAGCCTTCGATCATTGGGATCAATATGAAAGGCCCAGAAGCAACCACAACCTATGAGGCTGATGATGGCTGATATTCCCAGCATGAATTTAGACTTTTCTAAGTCTGCTACAGTTTGGAAGTTTCTACACGATAAATCTTTTGTTCGCGGCCTGATGGGTCCAGTTGGATCTGGTAAGTCATATGGCTGTGCTGCTGAGATAATGCTCAAAGCAGTCCAGCAAAAGCCCTCTCCGCGTGACGGTATCAGGTATTCGCGGTTTGTTATCGTGCGTAATACTTACCCAGAGCTAAGAACAACAACTATTAAGACCTGGGGCGAATTATTTCCAGAAGATGTTTGGGGGCCTATGCGCTGGCAGCCGCCTATAACCCACCACCTAAAGCTTCCAACCAGGGATAATGCGCCTGGTATCGATTGCGAAGTTATATTCATGGCACTTTCTACGCCGCAAGACGTGCGAAAATTACTTTCTCTTGAATTAACTGGGGCCTGGGTAAACGAAGCTAGAGAGCTTCCGAAAGCTGTGATCGATGGTTTAACGCACCGTGTTGGCCGTTACCCCACAAAATCAGATGGTGGTGCGTCCTGGTATGGTATCATTATGGATACTAATCCGCCTGACGCGGATCACTGGTGGCATGAGCTGGCTGAGAAAAATCCTATTGGTGGCCGG